CCTGATTGAAGCGAAGGCCACTGGTACCCCGTTGTTGCAAGAACTGCGGAGACTGGGTATTCCGGTTACGTCATTTGCACCGGGTGGGCGGAAGTCTGGTCAGGACAAGGTAGCGCGGGCCAATTCTATTGCTCCGATGTTCGAGGCCGGTCTTATTTGGGCCCCGGACACTGATTGGGCAGAGGATTTGATTGAGGAGTGTGCCGCGTTCCCTGTTGGTAAACACGATGACCAAGTGGATAGTACGACGGCTGCTTTGATGCGTTTCCGTCAGGGTAACTTTGTAAGCCTACCTTCTGATTATCCTGAGGAAGAGGTCGAAGAAGACTCTAGCCAGTATGAGTACTACTGAATTAGAATACTGTTGACAATCTTCAAGGACCGTGGTCCATGGCCCAAGAACCATCCACCTCGCAGCAGTCCGTAACCAATTTGATTCGCGCTGAAGCGCAGCGGCAGGGTGTTGACCCTGATTTGGCGGTCAAGATTGCGACGGTTGAGTCGGGGTTGAATCCTCAAGCGAAGAATCCAAAGTCCACTGCGGCTGGTTTGTTTCAGTTGCTGGAGGGCACTCGCAAGCAGTTGGGTGGTGACCCGAACAAGCGGTTTGACCCTTTGGAGAATGCGCGTCTTGGTGTGCGTTTGATTAAGCAGAATCAAGGGCAGTTGATGGCGTCTCTTGGACGCGACCCGTCTTCGCACGAACTGTATATGGCGCACATGTTTGGGCCTACGGGAGCCGTAAAGCTCATCCAATCTGACCCGAACACTCCGATTCAGAATGCTGTGATGCAGTTCTCCAAGCCCAAGGTAGCGGACAGGATTGTCCGGGATAACCGCTTGAGCGGTACGGTTGGGGACGTGGTGGCCCGTTTTGAACAAAAATTCGGCAAAAAGGCTGCCAGCCAACAAAAAACTGCGCCTGCAAACAAAAAACCGGCTGCTCCTGAGGGTCCGATTCCCTTTATGACGGGCTTTGACTTTGCTGAGTTGGGGCCTGCGTATCAGGCGGCGTTTGCGTCTGTGGCCCTTGCTGACATGGACGAGGACGAGAAGAAGACGGAGGAAGTGGCGGAGCCGCAAGTCGCAGAACCCTCTGCTTCCCGTGCGCTGGCGCAGTTGAACATGCCCAATGTCTATGCTTTTGCTGACGGTGGTGACGTGAGCAAGGAAGAGCTTGTTGCTCCTCCGGTTGTGGTGACCCCGGAGAAGGGCAAGGCAAAGGCCATGCTGGACCAGCTTCTGGAGAAGCGTAAGCAACTTACCAGCACGATTCCCGGTATGGCAGCGGATATTGGCGCGTCTATCGTCAATCCGGCCTACGGTACAGCGGCTTCGGCAGCGGATTTTGAGACGGCACGGCGCGAAGGCGACGTTCTGGGCATGGGCCTTGCTGGTATCGGCATGGTCCCTGTGTTCGGGGGCATGGTCCGTGGTGGGGGAAGGCTGCTCCAAAAAATTGGTGAGGAAGGCGCGGAAAGCGGTGGGTCAAGAGAGACGATGAAATCGGTCTTGGGGGATTACCCGAGACGGGTGAAGCAGGTGTGGGCAGACCTCACCGACGAGGGTGTGTTTAGTAGTCCTAGGTATTTAAAGAATAGGCTGGAAGATGCAGCGAAGTTAGACCTCCTCAGTGAAGAGCAGCTTAAAAATGCCCGGGAGGCTGTCAGCTTGTTTGAGCGTAAGATGATTGACGAGGACACGCTTAATAACGTGCTCACCAGAAATATTTTCTCTCCCCTGACCAGTGTTTGGACTAGGTTTGAGAGGACAGTAGGATATATTCCGACCAAGCTAAGTAAGTTTGCAGAACGTCGGGCCAAGAGAGAACAAACCAGAAGACAATCTGCTCAAGCCTTTGATGACATGTTCCGCGATGAATCCGGGCTTACTATTAAAGAGCAGCTTGACCAGTTGAACATTTGGGGCCCAAATCCTCCAAAGCCTCCAAAAAGTAAGGAATAGATATGCCGATTGACAAGGCCCTAAGCATGATGCCGGAGGTGGACATTGAAATTGAAGCTCCTCCCGCTCTTGAAGACGCTCCTGACGTTGAGATTGAACTCGAACCGGATGGTGGCGCAACGGTATCTATTGAAGAGAAGGACACGGACTTCTACGCCAACCTAGCGGAAGTCATGGACCAGTCTGACCTCAGCCGGGTCAGTTCGGACCTTCTCTCCTTGTTTGAGGCAGACAAGGCCAGCCGCGAAGATTGGGAAAAGCAGTACAGCAAGGGCATGGAGATGCTGGGCTTCACCTTTGAAGAGCGCACTAAGCCTTTCAAGGGCGCGTGTGGCGTGAAGCATCCTATGTTGACCGAGTCCATCGTTCAGTTTCAGGCACAGGCCATGAAGGAACTGATGCCGGCTGACGGCCCGGTGCGTACTCAAATTCTGGGCAAGGAGACGGTAGACAAGCTCCAACGCGCTGACCGCGTAAAAGAGTTCATGAACTACCAGATTACGACGGCGATGCCGGAGTACACGCCTGAGTTTGACCAGATGCTGTTCTACGTCGGCTACGGCGGCTCGGCATTTAAGAAGGTCTACTACGATAGCGGCACGGACCGTGCGGCTAGCCCCCTGCTTCTGCCTGATGACGTGTACATCCCGTACAACGGCTCGTCGGTCATGAGCAAGTGTGAGCGCATCACGCAACGTGTCCACATGTCCATCAACGCCTATCGCAAGGCGGTGGTCAACGGCATGTATCTGGACATGGCACAGGAAGAGGAACAGACCTCCTTCCAGACCTCGGATATTCAAGACGCCATCGATAAGATTAGCGGCCTTTCACCCAGCGGTGAAGACGAGGAAGTCAGCCTGCTTGAGTTCCACGTCGATTACGACATGCCGGGATTTGAGGACGAAGACGGCCTAAAGCTGCCGTATATCGTCACCGTCGATGAGACGAGCGGCAAGGTTCTGTCCATTCGCCGTAACTGGGACGAGGATGACAAGAAGTGCTGCCGCAAGGAGTACTTCGTTCACTACATGCTTATCCAAGGCCCGGGAGCCTATGGCCTTGGTTTCTTGCACTTGATTGGTGGCCTGACCAAGGCATCAACTGCGGCTCTGCAACAACTGCTCGACGCAGGTACGCTGGCTAACCTCCCCGGTGGCTTCAAGGCCAAGGGCGCACGAATCATGAACGATGACGTGCCCATCCAGCCGGGTGAGTGGCGCGACATGGACGCAGGCGGTCAGGAACTGGCAGGCAGCATGCTGCCGCTCCCGTACAAGGAGCCCAGCCAGACTCTGATGACGCTGTTGGGCTTCACTGTTCAGGCAGGCCAGCGCCTTGCTGCTATCGCGGACCTTCAGGTCGGTGACGGCAACCAGCAGGCTGCTGTTGGCACCACGCTGGCGATGCTGGAGCGTGGTTCGATGGTCATGTCTGGCATCCACAAGCGCCTGCACTACTCACAGAAGCTGGAGTTCCAACTTCTGGCCAAGGTGTTTGGTGAGTATCTGCCGGAAGATTACCCCTACGATGTCGTTGGTGGTAGCCGCCGCATCAAGCGCAAGGACTTCGACGGCACGATTGATATCGTGCCTGTGGCCGACCCCAACATCTTCTCGATGTCTCAGCGCATCACGCTGGCGCAAACGGAGCTACAACTGGCTCAGAGCGCCCCGCAGATGCATGACCTGTACGAGGCTTATCGCCGGATGTACGAGGCAATCGGCGTGAAGAACATCGATGCCCTGCTTCTGCCGCAGAATCAGGACAAGCCGAAGGACCCGATGGAGGAGAACAGTCTGTCTCTGGACGGCATGCGCCTTAAGGCGTTTGCTGGACAGCAGCACGACGCTCACATCATGAGCCACCTGATGTTCTCGATGTCACCGATGATGGCCAGCCTGCCTCAGACTGCCATCAACCTCATGAAGCACATACTGGAACACCTCCAGTTGAAGGCCGAAGAGACGGTAGAGGCCGAACTTTTCATGCAATACGGCACCGACCCACAAAAAATGGTGTCTCCCCTGCAACGCGAGGCCATGGTTGCACTCAAGGCCGCTCAGTTCTACCAAGAAATGCGCCAGACGCAAGACCAGCTTGCCGGTGGCGAGGGCCAAGAAGACCCGCTTATCAAGCTCAAGGAGCAAGAATTGAAGCTCTTGGAGCAGCGGGACCAGATGAAGGCCCAAGACAATCAGGCACGACTGCAATTGGACGCTCAAAAGGCCCAAGAACAGCTTCGTATGGAGCAGGCACGTATCAATTCGCAAGAAAAGATTGCGGACCAACGTACTGCGGTTGCGCTACAGCGCGTAAACGAAATGAGGAATCGAGCAAATGCCACTCAAAACCGGACGCAGTAAGAAGGTTGTCTCCGAAAATATCGGAGAAATGGTCACCAAGTATAAGAAGACGGGCTCTATTGGCACGTCCAAGCCGGCAAGCAAGCAAAAGGCCGTTAAACAGGCCACTGCAATCGCCCTTAGCGCGGCGGGTAAGTCAAAAAAGCCGGTTAAAAAGGCCGATGGCGGTGAAATTACTTACCGTAAAGACGCAAATCAGCCTGTGCACTTGTATTCTAAAGGCGGATGCGTTAAAAAGAAGCGTTGACTTAGTCAACAGCCCTCAAGCGGTGGCATAACCGCTTGCTTTTCATGGTGAGCCCCATGCTGGAATTTGCAGAATGTGTAATGAATGAGATTCGGTTGCTCAGGAACGACGCTGAACGTCATATTTTGGACGGTTCGGTCAAGTCCATGGAGCAATATCGCCATCTCATGGGCCGTCTTGAGGGTTATACCTTTGTAGAACAGGCAGTAAGGCAGCTTCTACATAAAAACCCCAACCTATAAAGGAGAAAGTCCTTGGAAAAGACGGCGCTTGAGCGCAAATGGGAAGAAGAAGCCGCTAATCGTGAGCCGACTATCAATGACGCTTACGACGAAGACGGAAAACTCTCTCCCGAAAGCATTAACGAGACCGCTTTGGACAGGATTCCCCGCCCGACTGGGTGGCGAGTCATTCTTTTGCCCTATCGGGGCTCAAGAAAGAGCAAGGGTGGGATTGTTCTGGCAGACCAGACAGTTGAGCGCAATCAACTGACCACTGTGTGTGCCTACGTTCTTCGTATTGGCGACTTGGCCTACAAAGACGAGAGCAAATTCCCCAACGGTCCTTGGTGCAAGGAAGGCGATTGGGTGATTTTCGGCAGATATGCCGGAGCCCGTATCGGTATTGATGGTGGTGAGATTCGCATCCTTAACGATGACGAGATTCTTGCCGTAATCAATGACCCCGAAGACATTCTTCACATGTGAGGTAGATATGGAAATCGTGAACGGACAGGAAGAGTTGGAGTTTGATGTAGGCGAGGGCGAAAAGCCTGTTGTCGTTGACTTGGAGTCAGGCGACGAACAGAACGAACAAACGGAGCCGCCGGAACAGGAAGAAAAGTCCGCTGCTCATGAGTCTGAACTTGACCGTGTATCGGAGCAGGTTCAAAAGCGCATTGACAAGCTGACCGCACGCATGCGGGAAGCGCAGCGTCGAGAACAAGCCGCTCTTGAGTATGCACAAGGCCTGCAAAAGCAGACACAGGAGCTTAATCAACGCCTGAGTTTTGTTGACCAGACCCGTGTTACTGAAAGCAAGAGCCGTATTGATAGTCAGCTTATGACCATCAAGCAGATTATCGCCAAGGCTCGTGATGAGGGTGATATCGACACGGAGATTCAGGCTCAGGAACGTCTTGCAGCACTAATCAACGAGCAATATCAGCTTGCTGGATATGAGGGACAGCGTGCTCAACAGCCCGTCCCGCAGCCGATTCAGCAACCTATTCAACAGCCGCGTGGTCCTAGCGTTAAGGCTGAATCTTGGGCCGAAAAGAACCAATGGTTCGGCAGTGACCGTGTTATGACACACGCAGCATGGGGTATTCATCAGCAACTTATTGAAGAGGAAGGGTTTGACCCGGAATCGGATGAGTATTATGATGAACTCGATTTG